ACACAACAGACAACGCAGGTCTTGTGCCTACACGTCAGTTGACAGAAGTTATCAACGGACTTGCTAACAACACACGATCAGCAATTGACGCAATCAGCCGTGGCGTTTTGCCTGATGCTGGTATGTCATTTGAAATTCCAAAGATCACAACAATGCCAACAGTTGCTGAAACATCAGAAGCAGGCACACCAAGCGAAACAGATCAGGCTTCAAGTTTCTTGTCAGTTACAGTCAAAAAGTATGCTGGACAACAAACATTTAGCGTTGAATTACTAGATCGCACATCACCATTATTCTTTAACGAGTTGCTAAACAACATGTCAGCAGCTTATGCAAAGGCAACCGACCTTGCTGTTTACACAGCACTGGCATCTGGTGCAACAGCTGATGCAACAACACTGACAACATACCCAACAGCTTCTGAGTTGCTTGGCTTTGTGTCACGCGGTGCTGCATCTGTTTACTCAAACACACAAGGCTTTGCAACAAACATCTTGGCAAACACAAGCCAGTGGGCAAACCTAATGACACTTAACGACTCAGGTCGTCCAATTTACATGGCTGCACAGCCAAGCAACGCAGGCGGCGTAGTACGTCCAGACTCAATCCGCGGCAATGTGGCAGGTCTTGATCTATACGTCACAGCAAACGTACCGTCAGCAAATGACACTGACAAAGATGACTCAATGTTGATTATTAACCCAAGTGCTTACACATGGTACGAGTCCCCAACCTACCGCTTGCGTGCAGACGTAATTGCGTCAGGTCAAATTGCAGTTTCAGTTTATGGATACGGCGCAATTGCAACCAAGATCGGTGCAGGCGCGTTTGGTATCAACAAGACCTGATAACTAACCACTAACTAATCATGCGGCGGGTTCTCCCGATCTCGCCGCAGCAGTCGAAAGGAAACGGACATGCCAGCCATTGTTACAGCAAGTCAATTGCGCACGGTGCTTGGCGTGTCCGTTAGCCTTTACAGCGACAGTTATTTGGACGAAATAATCAACACGAGCGAGGACGTAATTTTGCCCATGCTGGTTGCAAACGTTTCAGGTATTGATGCTTACAAGTTGAAAGACAACGTAGCTACTTTTTACACAATCCGCGAACATTACTTTGTAGCTGGTCAATCAGTAATCGTGACAGGTTTGCCAGCACCATTTACAGCTACACACACAGTCGTTGACAGCGCCCCTTATTATTTCACCGCAGCACTGACAAATGCGGACGTAACATTGCGTCCAATAGTGCCAAACGGCAAAGCAACATTGTCAGGTTACTCAGCTGCTCAAATCTATGCCAGCACACCAGCAATTGAGTCAGCAATTTTGGCTGTTAGCGTTGAGGTCTTTCAATCACGCGTTGCAGCTGGTGGACAGATCGAGGGCGTGGACTTTGCCAGTTCGCCATACCGTATGGGTCGCAGCTTGACCAACCGCGTCAGCACTTTACTTATGCCTTATTTGGACGCTGAGACAGTGGTTCAATAAATGCCAGCAAACTCAATTGCCGAAACACGATCAGCTTTAGCAAACGCCTTTAGCGCGCTATCTGCAAACGTGTATCCAAGCGTGCCTGAGTCACCAATACCGCCAGCCATTGTTGTCGTACCTGACAGCCCATACATGGAGGTCGTTTTAATTGGCAAGGCAAAAACACAGGTCAAACTCAATTTTGCAATCACAGCCATTGTCGCCAGCAACAGCAATGCTGGGTCACTGGACAATCTAGAAAAGCTCATAATCGGAATTCTTGCGGCAATGCCCGCAGGATACGTCGTTGGCGTTATTGAAAAGCCGACAGTGTTGGAAGTAGGACAATCTCCAATGCTGGTGGCTGACATAAACGTTTCGACTTATTACACACAAACTACTTAGGAGACAAAATGCCAACGACAATCATCACTGGTCGCGATTTAGTCGTGACCATTGCAACCGTTAACTATGACGCACAGGCGACCAGCGCAACTCTTGCGAACAGCCCAACCGTCGAGACATACCAAACACTGGACGGCAAGGCTTACAAGCACATTGACGATCAGTGGACTTTTGACATTTCAATGCTGGCTGACTGGGGCGCATCAGGTTCACTTTGCGAGGCATTGTGGACAGCTTGCGAAACAGCACCAAACACAACGCTGGCAGTTTCAATGACAGCCGTGACAGGTGCAGTCTTTGCATTTAACGTAATGCCAGTGTTTCCAAGCGTCGGCGGTGCTGCACCAGATGCACAGACCGTTGACCTATCATTTGTCGTAGTGGGAACACCTGCTGAGACATTTAGCTAAAAACTACTAATCGGGAGACAAAATGAAACTACCAATCACAATTGAATACACAAACGGCGATCAGATCACTTACACAGCTGCACCGCCAGAGTGGGTCAAATGGGAAAAGCACACAGGTCACACAATTGCTCAGGCACAGGAAAAGATCGGTATCTCTGATCTTGTATTTCTTGCCTATCACGCCATGAAGCGTGAAGCAGCTGGAAAGCCTGTCAAGCCGATTGACATTTGGACAGAAGGTATTGCTGAGGTAATCGTAGGTGAGGCAAACCCAAAAGCTACGCCGTCGGAAGCCTTAGCAGAATAGTTTGGGAGGTAGCTCTGGCGACAGGGCTACACCCAGATGTTTTTGAGACAGCCGAGGACATTTTAACCGTGATCGAGATTTTGGAAAGGCGCGCAAATGGCTAAGGACGCAATCAGCTATGACAAGGCTGAGCTGCGCGCCATTGTGCGATCTTTCAAGGCAATGGACGACGAGGCATTGTCACAAGCTAAAGAGGCAACCTCAGCTCTAGCCACTTATGTGCAGGGCAAAATCAAATCGGCAGCTAGTACCAAAACGCGCAACCTTGTTGACAACCGCGTTGCTGACGGCTCAAAGGTCTCCAAATCATCAAAAATTGGTGAGATCAGTTTTGGTTATGCCTCACAAAAATTAAGCGGTGGCGCGACGACTCAGCAAATTTGGGGCGGCGTTGAGTTTGGGTCTAACAAATACAAACAGTTTCCAGTGTGGTCAGGTCGCGAGGGTCGAGGCTCACGCGGTTGGTTTATCTATCCGACATTGCGAGCTGCACAACCTGAGATCATTAAGCAATGGGAACAGTCATTTGAGAAAATAGTTAAGAGGTACAACTAATGGCTGGAAGTCGTACCCTCAAACTCTCCATACTTGGAGACGTTGACAACCTCAATAAATCGCTCAAAGCAGCCAGCAAAGATGTTGACACTTTTGGCGACAAAATGGGCAAGGTTGGCAAAATGGTTGGCGCAGCGTTTGCAGCTGCTGCTGCTGCCGCTGGTGCTTATGCAATCAAAATCGGCGTTGAAGGCGTTAAGGCGGCAATCGAGGACGAGAAGGCACAGACACAACTTGCCGTCGCCTTAGAAAACGCCACAGGGGCTACAAAGGCACAAATTGCTGCCACTGAGCAATCAATCTTGCAAATGTCTTTGGCAACTGGTGTGGCAGATGATGAGCTGCGCCCAGCTTTGGGACGGTTGGTCAGATCAACCTCAGATACAGAAAAGGCACAACAATTACTCGCCACAGCTTTAGACATCAGCGCAGCCACAGGCAAGCCACTAGAAAGCGTCGCAAATGCTTTGGGCAAGGCTTATGACGGCAATACAGCATCACTGGGCAAACTAGGCATTGGGTTATCAGCTGCTGAATTAAAGACAATGAATTTCACACAAGTTCAGGACAAATTGTCAGACCTGTTTGGCGGCGCGGCAGCTCGTAACGCTGACACTTATGCAGGGCGCATTGCTCGCATGCAAATTGCATTTGATGAGGCTAAAGAAACAATTGGCTTTGCGCTGTTGCCAATTCTTGAAAAGCTTATGGGTTTTATTAACAATAACGCTTTGCCAATCATCAACGCATTTAGCGGTGCTTTCAGCCTCAACGGCAATGGTCTTGGCGGTGTTATCACAACACTTGGCAACATCATCACCAGCGTATTTACGCCAATCATAAATGGCATGATCAAAGCGTTTGGGTATGTTCGAGATGCAATCGGTGACAACCTTGACACTTTCAAGGAATTTGGCGCATTGATAGCAACCTATGTTGCACCAGTCATAGGCACGGTTTTAGGCGGTGCGTTACAAGTAGCAGGAAAGATCGCAGGTGGCGTTATTGATGTCATTGCTGGCGTTGTCAAAATTCTCAATGGCTTAATCTCAGGTGCGGTTGCAGGTATCAACGCTTTAATTTCTGCCTATAACGCAATACCGTTTTTACCAAATGTCAGCAAGATTTCAACACCGACGGTCAGTGTGCCTACAATTAAGACACCAACAGTCACAACGACGACGACGACAATACCTAAAATTTCAGCACCGTCAGGCGGTGGCGCAACGACCACGTCAAGCGGTGGCGGTGTTTCAACAGCTGCAAAAGTGGCTGCAACCGCTGCCGCTGCGACGACTGGCGGCATTGGTTCATTTGATGCTGGACGTTTCCGTATGGGCGAGGAAAAAGACCGCGCAGGTACAACAATCAACCTGACCGTGACTGGTGCGTTTGATAAGGAAGGCACAGCACGCACAATCGTTGACACATTAAACAACAGCTACTATCGCGGCACAGGCGGCGCAACTAACCTGCAAATAGCATGACCCAGTGGACACCAGTTTGGCTGGTAGAGATCGACGGCGTTTCTTATACAAACGCGGTTTTGGCTAACCTAACAATCAGGTCAGGTCGGACAAACATTTACGAGCAAGCCCAAGCAGGTTACGTCAATTTGCAGCTGCTAGACGTTAATCAGGCGACCATACCTGTCAACATCAACAGCACCATTTCAGTGCAGGTGCAAGATACGTCAAGCACATACGTCCCAATCTTTGGTGGCACAGTCGTTGACATTGCCGTGGAAGTGCGCGACGTAGGCAGCACAATGTTCACCCAGACATACAGCATCACAGCACTTGGCGCGTTGTCTCGTTTGCCAAAGGCGTTGACAAATGGCGTGCTGTCTAAAGATTTTGACGGAGATCAAATCTGGACAATTCTGTCTGACCTATTGCTCAACACTTGGGCAGAAGTGCCAGCAGCTTTGACGTGGGCAACATACGACCCAACAACAACATGGGCAACCGCTGAAAACGTTGGTTTAGGTGAGATCGATCGCCCAGGTGATTATGAATTAGCCGCACGATCTAGTGAGCGCACAGACGTTTATTCTTTGGTATCAAAGCTTGCAACGTCAGGTCTTGGCTACATTTACGAGGACGCATTTGGGCGCATTTCTTACGCTGATGCAACACACCGCAGTTTGTACCTGTCAAACAATGGTTATGTGCAATTGACAGCCAACCAAGCACGCGCAGCTGGTTTGCGCGTTGAAACAAGGGCAGGCGACGTACGCAATAACCTGACTATCCAATACGGTGCAACCAGCAGTGCAGAGCAAAGCGCAAGCGACGCTGACTCAATTTTGCAGTACGGCACGTTGTCTCAGATCATTTCGACAACCTTGCACAACTCAGCTGATGCAACCCAGCAAGCCAATTTTTACCTTGCATTGCGCAAAACACCGCAAGCAATCTTTAGTGAGATCACGTTTGACCTGACAAATCCAGAGTTAGACAACAGCGACCGTGACAACCTCATTGGCGTGTTTATGGGTGAGGCAGTAGCAATCAATGACCTACCAGCGAACATGGGCGGTATCTTTCAGGGCTTTGTTGAGGGCTGGTCATTTCAAGCGTCGTATAACCAACTCTCGATCACTCTTAACATTTCACCAACGGCTTACTCATTGCAGGCTTTGCAATGGAACCAAATCTCAGCTGCATTTACTTGGTCGGGCGTGTCGCCAACACTCGACTGGGCACGTGCAATAATTATCACCTAAAAAGGAGAATACATGGCAAACCCAACCACAAATTTCAATTGGCAAATGCCAACGTCAAGTGACCTTGTCACAGACTTGCCAGCCGATTTTGAAACATTTGGTCAAGCCGTCGACACAACATTCGTTGACCTTAAAGGTGGCACAACTGGTCAGGTGTTGTCGAAGGCTTCAAACACCAACATGGACTTCACCTGGATCGAGCAGGACGACACAACGCTGGCATTCAATGCGCAGACTGGCACGACTTACACCCTTGTTGCAGCTGATCTTGGCAAGTGGGTTACAGCGTCAAATGCTTCATCAATCACCGTGACCGTTCCACCTTCAGTTTTTGCAACTGGCAACATCATCAACCTTCAGCAAATTGGCGCAGGTCAGGTCACATTTGCGCAAGGTTCAGGCGTGACAATCACATCAACAGGGGCAACGGCTTCAGCACCTAAATTGCGTGCGCAGTATTCGGCTTGCACGATCATTTGCACTGGTTCAAACACCTTCACAATTGTTGGGGACATTGCGTGATCATTCCAGGCATTATCGCGTCAAGTAAAGCACCCGCTGCACCTTTAGTCGTTGATTACCTTGTCCTTGCAGGTGGTGGTGCTGGTGGCGTTGGCGGTGGTGGTGCTGGTGGTTTGCGTTGCACCGTAACAAATACTGGTGGCGGTGGTTCTTTAGAAACTGCATTGACATTATCACGTTCAACAAATTACACAGTAACAGTTGGCGCTGGTGGCGCAGGTGTAAATGAAGCGCGAGGCGATAGCGGAAGTGACTCAGTATTTAGCACGATAACTGCCACAGGTGGCGGTGGCGGTGGTTTCGCGGGCGCGACTGGTGCAGGACTTACAGGCGGTTCAGGCGGTGGCGGTGGTCACAATGGAAACTTTGCAGGTGGTAGTGCTGCTTCTCCTACTCAAGGTTTTGCTGGTGGTACAACCTCATCAACCTTAGGCGGTTCAGGCGGTGGTGGTGCTGGTGGTGTTGGTGGCAATTCACCTGGTAACAATGGTGCTAATGGTGGTAGTGGTAACGCTTCAAGTATTACTGGTACGTCAGTCACTAGGGGCGGTGGCGGTGGCGGTGGCGCAGGCGGCGCAGGTAGTATTGCTGGTACTGGTGGTAATGGTGGTGGTGCAAATGGTGTAACCACTTCTACATCTCCTAATGTCGGTGGCGCAGGCGGCACAAACACAGGCGGTGGCGGTGGCGGAAGAAATTACCAAGTTGCGGGCACTGGCGGTAATGGCGGTTCAGGTGTTGTTATTTTGCGTTACCCAACAGCAGCGGGAACAATCACCATTGGTGCAGGTTTAACTGGATCGACAGCAACAGATGGACTTTACAAGGTTACAACAATCACTGCTGGCACAGGGAATGTGAGCTGGGCATAATGGCACATTACGCATTTATTGACGAAACAAGCAAGGTTACAGAAGTT